ATTGCTGGAGCTTTTGTAGTTCTTCCTGATGTAACGAGGTAACATGCCAACAACCAACATTGTTGTCACCAGAACAGACCTTTCGTCTACAGGCACGTATTATGGCAATAAATCTATTGTTGTAACCCGACCAAACGTCGATCCTACTGCATATACTTCTGTTGACTACACTATTACCGTTGTTGGTACATCTAACGCCGGCCCACAAGGACCAACAGGTCCAACTGGACCAACTGGCCCTACGGGTCCTACCGGGGCTGCAAGCACTGTAACTGGTCCGACTGGTCCGACTGGAGCAGCGTCTACCGTTACTGGTCCAACGGGACCAACGGGTGCGGCTTCTACTGTAACCGGACCGACGGGTCCAACTGGTGCAGCTTCTACAGTCACAGGTCCTACAGGACCGACCGGTCCTACAGGCGCAGCCTCAACAGTTACTGGACCTACCGGGCCAACTGGACCTACAGGTGCGGCATCTACCGTTACTGGCCCTACAGGACCAACCGGCGCAGCATCTACTGTAACTGGTCCTACAGGCCCTACAGGACCTACAGGGCCAACCGGAGCTGCTAGTACGGTAACGGGTCCAACAGGACCAACAGGTCCAACCGGCGCAGTATCTACTGTTGAGGGACCAACTGGTCCAACAGGGGCTACGGGGGCGGCATCGACCGTAACCGGACCAACAGGACCGACAGGTCCAACGGGACCGACTGGCCCTACCGGACCTACAGGTGCAGCCTCTACGGTAACAGGACCTACAGGCGCTGCTGGTTCTTTTGCTACAACACAAACTGTCAACACGCAAACAGGAACAACGTACTCATTGGTATCGGGCGATCTTGGAAAGATGGTTACTTTGAGTAACGCATCTGCTGTAACAGTGACCGTTGGCACTTCTCTTGGATTTACTGCCGGACAAGCAATTGATCTGCTAAGTCTTGGGGCTGGTCAAGTTACTGTTTCTGCTGGTGGCGCAACCCTTAACGGTACGCCAGGGTTGAAGCTTCGAACCCAATATTCAAGTGCTACGTTATACTGCGTGGGAACTAACAGTTTTGTTCTTATTGGTGATTTGAGCGCATAATGCCTATCCGACGTGGGGTAGTTGCTTCAAGCATTACTGAGCTGCCAACTATTACGATCAACGCTACTACTAACTTTAACCAAAACAGGGCTACGTTCAACGCCACTGTAAACCCTAACCGGCAAACAACAAGCGTTAAGTTTCAGTTTAAAAAGACCGTTGATTCCACTTGGACAGATGGCGAAACGATTACCGGGCTTACCGGAACCAGCCAAACTGTTTATTCAAACCAAACAGGACTGGTCGAGGCAACTGGATACGACGTTCGTGCCATAGTCACTAACGGCATTGGCAGCGCTACGTCTTCAACTGTTTCGTTTACTACCTGGTCGATACAAACTTTTGTAAGAACACCTACAGGCACCAGTAATACTACTTACACCGACGTTGTTCATTTACAAACTATTACACCTACTGGTGGCTCTGCTATCACTCCTTATATCTTCAACGTGTTCTTTTTTGGTGGTGGAGGTGGAGGTGCTGGTGGAGGTGGAGGTGGTGGTGGTTACTACTACAACACAGGTAATGTTTCTGCAACATCAGCAGTTAGTTCTTATTTGACTGTGGTTGTCGGTGGTGGTGGAACTGCTGGAAATACTGCTGGTCCTAATGGTGGTGCTGGTGGTACTACAACTATTTCAGGTACTTATTTCTCAACATTAACTGCCACAGGTGGAGGTGGCGGTGGAGAAACCATCGTAGGTGATGGTGGTGCTTCAGGTTCAGGAACGAATACATCTAAAGCAGGTGGTTTGGATAGTTCTTCAACTTCAGGAAGTGGCAAATCTATTGTTTATTACTTTGCTTCTGGTGGTGGTGGAGGTGCCTTGTCTGCTGGTGACAACGGCGAATTATCAGGTCAAGGATACGGTGGTTCAGGTGGCGTGGGTGGTCAGGCTTTTGGTTACTATGGTGGCTCTGGTGGTGGAGGTTACGGAAGCGTAGCCAACGGTACTGGGAACAGAATTTTGGGTGGGGGAACAGGCGTGTACGGTTGTGGTGGCAACGTCAACTCTGCTGGAACAGCAGGAATGTGTTATTTCCAGTACTATGGACCCTGATTATGAACATTGAACCATTCAACCTAGACGTTATAAACAAATACAATATGTTTTTTATGTTGCAAAAACTAAACGCAACATCAACAATCAACCTGTACTACCAAGAAGTAAACAACGACGTACCATTTGAAGACTGCGCGTTATTTGAAATGACAAACGGCCAAGTCCTTGTAGCGTTCCCTGAGTATTTTACTCACATCAGCAAACATAACCTTATCGCTACAGATGGGGTTGTATCAGAAATAGTCAGCCTCCAAATTTTTGAACGCATTTACAAATACTACAAACACGGTGTAGACAGCATTGACGCTGGTGGGTTTACCTTTATGAACTCTGCGCCTGTGCCATCGTTTGACAACCAATGGCGATGTGATGCTGGACTGTACGGTGTTGAACTGTTTGCAGATCCTCTTGGCGATTCAACAATTGCCGTGCCGGATGCAGCTGATGCTTTACTTGTTTATGAACCGATACTGTCTATCAATGGTGTAGCTCATCTTGTTTATATTGAACGACAAAACAAAAACAACAAGACAGAGTTGATGAACAATTCAATTACGCCTTTTGCTACATACAGTTTGGGTGAAGCGTTGAAGTTGATTTTGGAATGGGCGCAAGTATCAGAAGAACCGTTCAATAACACGGAACCTGTTGCAGTAAAAGCGTTTGAATTTGCACAACAACTGAGAATAGAACAAACAATTGTATCTAACCAGCCCGATATGCAAATCTTTGAATATCTAAAAGGCAACCCTACGGCGCGTGTTCGACCAGAAAATGTTCAACCGTTGTTGCCAGTCACAGAAGTGTTTATCAAAAAGAACGTGGCTCATTCCTGTTTGTCTTCCCTTATAGCTATCTATCCCGATGCTGCAAATATCACGGTTATAAAACAAACCGAACAGCAAAAACTTCTAAATGAGTTGTTTATATTAGAATCAATTTCTCAATTGGTAAATGATGCAAATTACCTAAGATCACGCACCAACTTACTAACATCTAAACAATCCATATTGGAAAATTTGTAACTTCTAGGAGGGGACATGAAAATAGCCGTATACACCATTGCTCTTAATGAAGAACAGTTTGTATATCGATGGTCAGATTCTGCTATTGAAGCAGATTACAGGTTTATCTTGGATACCGGATCAACGGACAACACCGTGGCAGTAGCTCGTGGAGCCGGCGTTCATGTAGAAGAATGCCGTATTGACCCGTGGAGATTTGATGAGGCTCGCAATAAGTCATTAGAGTTTTTGCCTGACGATATTGATATTTGTATTGCTTTAGACATGGATGAATATTTGTTACCCGGTTGGCGGGGAATGTTGGAAAACATAGAACCAGGAACTAGTAGACCAAGATACAAATACGTTTGGTCTTGGAATGAAGACGGTTCGGAAGGTTTGGTCTACGGTGGGGACAAGATCCACCGTCGACATGGATACAAATGGAAACACCCAGTACATGAGGTTCTTAAGCCTCAACAAACAGAAATACAACAATGGGTGCCTGGCTTAGAAATACATCATCATCCCGACCCCACAAAGTCCCGATCGCAGTATTTACCATTGCTTGAACTAGCGGTTAAAGAGTCTCCAATGGATGACAGGAACCAGTTCTACCTAGCTCGTGAATACTATTTTCAAGGCAAGTATCCTGAATCCCAATACCACTTTTCACGCCATTTAGATCTGTCTACTTGGTTGCCAGAACGAGCTGCGTCACACCGGTACATAGCTAAGATGCGGCCGGACGATGCCCATTGCCATCTTTATCGAGCCATTAGTGAAGACCCACGCAGACGGGAATCTTGGGTTGCGTTGGCACAATACCACTACGAAAAGAATGATTGGCTTAGTTGCCGATACAACTGCGAAATGGCTTTGCGTATTACAGAAAAACCATTGGACTATCTATGTGAAGCAGATGCCTGGGGTTGGCTAGTTCACGATTTAATGGCAATAGCCTGCCATCATCTTGGAGATAAGGCTCAAGCCATAGTCCACGGACTGGAAGCTATTAGGATCAGTCCTAACGATAAACGTCTACGGGATAACCTTAAATGGTATAATATCGGGAAATGAATCGTGGCGAAATCCGTACAGCAGTAAAAGAACGTTTAGCTATTCCATCCATTGGGGATGGTTTACTTCCTGACGCTACAATAGACGGATTAATTAATAGAACTCTTGCCGTTATTTCAGGTGCTAGGGAATGGCCCTGGCTAATGGACGACTTTACATTAAATTTTGTATCCGGCACAGCTACAATTCCCAACGACTTCATACGAGCCAGGCAGTTAGTTATTGACGGCAAGCCTTGTATGTGGCTACAGCTTGAAGACTTCTTGATGCCTGATCGCCGGCAAAGCGTATTTGCTTGGACCATTATTGGTAACAAAGCAAAGCTCAACCCTATCCCAACATCTGACTTTTCCGGGACTTTGTATTACTACCGCAATGAACCTGAACTTTTGAGTGACTATTCGGTTCCGTTGATCCCTGCCACACACCACTCTTTAGTTATTGCTTATACCTGTTACCTTGCTTCAATGGTTCGTCAAGATGAAGGCAGAGCTGCTGTCTATCAAGCCGAGTATCAGGCGCTAATGCAGAACATGAGAGACGATTTGAAGCAGGCTACCGGTCGACGTATTCGTTACGACGGTGGTTATCAATACGCTGCGTGGTCGTAGATGGCCGCATTTAATTTTGGTTGGGATGATTTCCGTGCCGGTTACTATATGGGGCCGTCTGAAGTAAACCAACCACAAAACACATGGCGTGGTGAAAACGTCACTATTTCAGACGACGAAGCCACACTTGTACCAACTTACGAATCAACCGCAATTACCTTAACTGGAACTGGAACTTCCGGTGGACAGCTTGCTTCCGGAACTACAACAACCACATGGTCAGATGCTACGTATTTCAATGGCGTTATATGTTTTATAGGAAAAACTTCTTCAGCAACAACGGTTTATTTTGTAGACGTATCAACCGGTGCGTTAACTAAAAAAGATCTAACTGATGTAGGAACTGGCGTTTTTGGGGCACCTGTATTGGTAACAGAATCGTCAGCAATAGTTGCCTATGTTGCCATTGGAACGGCAAAAGTTTATCGTGTTACGTATAGCGGATTAGCAGAAACATTGATTTCAGTTATACAAAACGTAACCCATTTGACTCTTTGGAACGCACGTATGATTGCGTGGAATCAGACTTCTGATCAGTTTATATTCTCCGACGCATTAACTTTTACAAGCTGGTTGTCGGTTAGCTTTATTGGTGTTGGATACGCTAACGACGGTATATCTTACTGTATTCCTAGAAACAATGACTTGGTTGTCGTAAAGCCATCCGGCTGGTATTCAATTACCGGAGTCTTGGGTTCTAATGCCGGCGTTCGACAAATGAACGACGTTTTAGGCGTTACTAAGTTTGACTTCTGCGCTCAACATAACGACATTGTTTATTTTACAACCGATACTGGCTACCAAGATTACTCAGTAAACCTATATGCAATTTCTGGATCCCGTATTGACGTAGCCGCTTTTC